TATTCAATCCTGCTGATACCATTTGATTACCTGATTCTAAATTTATATTATCGTATACGTGATCTTCTACTAAACAAGGTAATGATTCTAACTTACCAGCATATCTAAAGAAACCATTCTCCGACATCCAATACGCAGCACCATCAACTTCCACACATGCATTCTGTCCAACAAGTCCACAGTTAGTTCCAACTTGCGCAAACGCAAACGTAAATGGTTGACCAACAAAACGTTGTGTAAATAACGCTGTATCAGTCCAAACATAAATTGCATCTCTACCTCTAATTGCTCCTCTGATCTGTGATCCGTCTGCTAGTCTTTGTGTACCAGCTGTATTGGTTGCTGTGGGTGTGTATGTGTTTATATCTTCTTGATCTGAGAATCTTATAAACATGTCATCTTGTGTTGTAATATCTCCTATTGTTGTTTCTGTTCCAAAAAATACTAAGTGTCTATCCGGTGTAGATACTAACATATGTCTTGATGCTGTTGGTGCGCCAGATATAATTGTTGCTCTAATATTTTCTGCATTTGCTGCTGCAGAGTTCCATTCAAAAACAGCACTATCGTGTATTAAACAAATTGCTTTATCACCAAAGTTATCTAATGACCACATACCAGGTTCTAGAACTAAGTCACCCGATGCTGCTTCACCCCAAGCCACAAAGTTTGTTGTGCTAGTTACAGTTGCTCCACCACTATGCGCAGCTTTTGTTGTGCCTCTAACTTCTCTAGTTACGCCTGTAAGTTCATTACCCGATATACCAGTGTATGATATTTCCTCATTATCTATTTTTATAAAGTTTGTTCCAGAATCTGGAAATTGAGATACATCTCCTAAAATTATTCCAGTTGTTACAGTATCATTAATACCATTTGTTAAAGTTGTTGTAGGTTCACCTGCTGTTTCACCACCCCAAGTTCCAAGAGACCAACCAAAACCTTTTGCTTGCACAGCAGGTCCAACAGGATAGTAATGTTGAACTCTTATACCACCTGACGTAGTTGCACCAGATCCACCTTCATTTGATGGCATAGTGATTGTAATTGTAGTTGAAGATGGCACACTTGTTACCATAAACTTTTTATCATTAAAATCAGATGCACTATAATTAGAATTAGTTATTGCACTAAAGTTATCTAATAATATGATATCGTTTTCGTTAATACTGTGAGAACCACTAAAAGTTATCGTGACTATAGGTGATCCATTGGTAGTGGTAAATGCATTAGAAAGCGTTGTTGTAGATTTAATAGGGTGTATGTCATAGAATACACCACCTGAATATGCATATAAAATTCTGTTTGTACCAATAATTGCGTACTTTCTAGCTTTACTGTTTACAAAATGATGGAGACCACGTCCTGCACCAGTAAGTGCATCATCACCTAATTGTTTCCAACCACCTATTTTTTCAGGTGTGCCATATCTAAATCTAACATTATCACAATCAACCCACTGACCTTCTGCGCCTGTAGGTGTTATTTGTTTATTAATACCTGGTTGAAAACCTATTTTTTGTAACATATGACTCCATTATAATACTATTTTACAAATGATGGTAGTCCTAGCATAGGTCTTCCATCAAACTTGTTTTTATCAGCAAATGGGCCGTTTACATGATTATAATGTAGAAATACTTGACCACAAATGTTTCCTTCAAACGGCTTTCGCCAATGTTCAAGGTCACAGCCACTATATACTAGCATGTCTCCTACTTCAAGCATGACTTTTGTGCCCTCTGGAGCGTTGGGTTTGATTATATTTTTACGTTCATCTATGACGTTATCAGCACCTGTACCATCAATAAATATAGGCCATGGGTCACCACCTAGGTTTAAAGTTGTCGATATTTCACAACTAGGTCTATCTTTATGTCTATGTAATGTATCACCTTTTTTGTAAGCTCTTGCATAAGAATAGGTAGGTATTAAATCCAAACCTGTATGTTCTTTCATTATAGGTAGCATTTTTACTAACAATGTTTCCATAACAAAATCTGCATAATGAGAATAGGTATTAGGTATTTGTTCGTCAGACCAAGTTCCTAATGTACCGTTATCATATGTAATATTATTTTTATACATAAAATTAACAGCATCTCTTTTAAGTAAAAAATAATTAAACACAAAGTTAGCTAATTCATAGTTAACTGCTTTTTTTATTACTTGATATTTATCAAACATTAAAAACCTTTCTGTATAAAATTAAAAGAAACAGATATTCTTGTATCATTAGATTTATTTAAATCAACAGAATGCCAAAGATAATATGGAAACATAAGTATTCTACCTTTAACAGGTTCTAAATGTACTTCTCTCCATAAATGTTTTGGTAGTTTACCTTTTTTTCGTATAGGCATATTTAATTGAACTCCTGGTCTTGGTTCGTTACAAATTAAACTACCAGAATTTTTTGGAACTTTTACATAATAAACACCACTAAATAAACTATTAGCGTGAACGTGTGAAAGATTATATGAACCTGGTGGATTTATATTAGCCCACATGTTACCTAATACAGGTTCTTTATCTAGACATTCTTCTTCGTATATTTCAAATTGCATTTTAAATAACTCATGTACTAAAGGTTCAAAGACAGGCATTTTATGCATTTCAGTTGTAGAGTGCCAACCCTCTCGATTTGTTTTTATTATGCCAGGATCTTTTTTAGACCATTCAATTATTTCTTTTTCAAATAGTTCGTTGTCTAGTTGTACATCTTTACCATATATAGTTGTTGGAAAAAATTGTTCTTTAATCATCTAAATGGTTTACCTCCAAACCAAACAACAAGAGATTGTCTAACACCACGTCTTACAGGATTTACTCTATGATTTAAAAATGATGCAAAACAAAGTGCATGCCCTTGTTTCATAGGTTTAAATCTACCAGGTGAAAGTAATTCTAAATCTCCTCCTTCAAACTCTGATTCATGATTTAATAAAAGAGTCATAGATATTTTTCTTACAGGTGGTTCATGCAAACCAACCACGTCTGTATCCATATGCCAGTCATAAAAACCACCTTCTGGATATTCTGTAAACTGAGCTTGTTCCGTAATTCTTATATCATCAAAACCAAAATGATTTAAATTTGATTTTTGTATAAACGTATCTAATGTATCATACAATTGAGGCAATGCTTGAAAAGGAATCCAAGAAATAGTAGTCACTCTTTTTTTAGTGTCTACCCCACCTTCTGGAGTATCTAAACCAACTTGAGCTTTTTGAGGTGGTTGACTTCTTCCACAATCAATAACCATTCTACATTGTTCAGGTGTGAGTAACGGTCCTTGAGTTTCAATAATCCAACTTTTCCATTTTGGTTCTGTTATTATTTTATTTTTATACATTAAACTGCTCCTCTACTTTTAATAGGATCATAATCAACATCGCAATTTGCAGCAAGTGTTCTTCTGTACCCAGGTCCGTTAAAAGGATAAACTGTATGTCTCATATCATATGGAAAAATAAAAAAATCCCTTTCTTTTAAAACAGGTTGATAATCCACAGTTGCAAATTGTCCATTACATCCCCCTAACAATTGAAGCTTTCCATTTTGTGGTGTGTCATGTGCAGAATATTCTTCTCCGTAAGATTCCGGTAATTTTAAAATCATAACTGAAGATAAACCAGTAAATAAATTACCTTGATGAACGTGAACAGGATTATATTCGTGTTCTTTCATTTCATTAACCCAGATAGAGTTTAAATGTATTTTGTAGTCAACTGTTTTATTCCAACTTAAAAAATGTTTATAACAACTTTCAAACCACTTTGTTATATCTAATGGTAATAAATTATGTCTCTTTATAGATTTTTCACTATTGCCATCATAAAACAAACTATGTTCATTTTTAATTTTACCAATTAATTGTTTATTAGCAGGATATAATTTTTTAAAATTACATTCGTAGATATGATTTATTATTTTATAAACATCAAAAGGGACTTCATATTTTAAAATAGGTTGTCCTAAGTATGTAAAATTAAATTTCATCTAAATTAACTTCTTTATAATCTTTAGCTGCTTTCATTATAGTGTCTACTTCATCATTATTCAACACTTTAATAGGAAATTCTGTAAAACCTAATTCTAGTCCTGATAAATATCTGTTGTTTCCATAAACAACTTTGTACCTATCTTTATCTTTAACTACTAACAATGGATTAATAATATATCCTACTTTCTTTATGTGATCTCTTACTTTTTTATAAAAAAGAGATTGTCTTTGATTATTCGGATTTTGCTCCAAGGTTTGTTTGCGCAGAAATAGCTTCTCTTTTTTGACCTTCAAGTTGTCCCTTCTCTCTCTTAACTCTTTCAATTGTTTCTAATTGACCTATAACGTTAAACACTTCTGGCTGACTAGATCCAGGAGTTAAAGTATTTTTCCTGTTAATCATTATTTTGTGATAAGATTCTAATTGATGAGTGTTAACATTTTGTTTATCAAAAGTGCCATCATCATGTTCTTTTTTAAGTTGAGACCATAATCTAATTTCTCTCATTCTATCTTTTGCCGTCAACTCCATATTTGCTTTTCCATAAGTTGCTTCGTCAATATCAATTTGAATAAGTTCTTTTTCTACTTCGTCTGTTTCTTTTTCTAGTTTTTTTCTAAGTTTTTTTAATTTAACATCTGCTCTTCTGTAATCAAAAGATAAACTCATTAAATTTTCTAGATAAACATTTTGTTCTCTAACACATTGCCAATACTTTGCAGCCTTCGTTGGATATTTTAAATCATTTAAAACTGAAAATCTCATTTCTGTTTCAGTTCTAAATATTTGTTTTTTTGTCCAAGTGTCTCTTAATTCATCAACCATACCTTTAAAATCGGTAACGTCATTTGGATCTAATATATTATGTAAATTATCTGATTCTTTATCTACAAGTTCTTTTATATTTCTTTTTTCTGTCATGATATCTCCTTTATACAATAAAGGATATATACTTTATTATTATAAAGTCAATATTAAGAACTGCTTATAGTTACTACGTTTGAGCCTGAAACCCATTCTAAAGTAGCAGTAGTTGGAGATGGCACTGCAACCACTAAATGAGATCCTTGAGTTCCTACTTCACCTTTGGGAGGTTGTGCACCTCCAATAGGTCTACTTTGAGGAGACACTGTCCAAGTTGTTCCATCATATAAAGCATTTATGGTATCTGGAGATCCATTACCTCCAGTTACAATTCCTGCTGTTAGTGTTCCTCCTGTGCTTTTATTATTTCCTGTTATTGGAAAAGCTGTGCCTGCAGCCCAAGATGTTCCATCGTATTCAACAACGTAAGCAGTAGGTTGTGGTCCATTGGGGCCTGTAAAACCTACAGCAGCTGTTGAAGTTCCAAACCCATAAGAACTTTCACCAGCAGTTCCAGTTGGATTACCTGTTGACCAAGCAGATCCGTTCCAAATATAACTTGCAGATGAAACTGCTCCTCCAGGAGCTTCACCATTAAATCTAATCATTGCACTTTGTCCTGCAGGTCCTCCTGCTGCACCATAATATCTTGCTACACTACCAGGCACTGCGGGTCCTGTTGTCCAAGAACCTGACGTAAATAAATAAGTTGTTTGAGTTTTACCTCCTGCTCCAGGCCATCCTGTTCCAGCAATAATTGCAGCTGTTTGACTTCCTTCTCCCGTACCTGAATCCATGTCTTGACCAGTAGGAGTTCCTGTCGTCCAAGAAGTTCCATCATAATTTTCAGTAGCACTTGTTGCATATGGAGGTGCTGGTGGAACTCTTCCACCTACTAAGAAAGCTGCAGATAAAGTACCTAAACTCATTCCATTTGGAGAGTTAGTATTTCTACTTCCTCCTGTCGACCAAGATCCCGTTCCATAATTAATGTTTCCTTTTAAAAGATTTGTTGATGAGTTATACCAAATTTGACCATCTTCTGGATAAGTAGGATCTGATGATCTTATTGGTATATTAATTCCATGTATGTTTGCGTAATCTGCCATAATTTAACTCGCTGTAACTGTCCTTGTTTCTGCTGTTCCTGCAGGTAAAAATTGTTCTGTAGTTGCTACGTAAGGACTTCCTCCTGATGCCAAAAGACCTGCTGAAGTTCCTGTTCCTCCCATAACAGATGCATTTGGAGCTGGTCTTCCCATTGAAGGTCCAGTAGTCCAGTTAGTTCCATCATAATTTAAATTTTGTAATAAAGGTGAAAAACTTCCTTCTGATCCACCAAAAAATATTGCTGCTGTTTGAGGTGTAGCTGTTTGTCCATGTCTAGTTCTAGTTGCTGGCATAGCAGTAACTGAAGTCCAAGCTGTTCCATTATATTCTTGAGTAACTGCAACTTTTGTATCAGGATAACCATATTGTCCACCACAGATAAGTCCTGCAGTAAGAGTACCTGCGGCTCCTGCTCCAGTTTGACCTGGGCTATTTAATGCACCTCCTGATGTCCAATTCGTTCCGTCCCATTCTTCTGTTGCAGTTCCAGGGTTGTTTGCTCCATGAGGTTGGTTACCACTAGTAGCAAAAGCTGCGTTTGGAATTCCAGCTCCTGCACCAGATTCTTTTCCTGTGCTAGAAGCATTTTTGTTTGTCCAAGTAGATCCATCAAATTCTTCAGTTGAAGTTGTATAATAAACTCCACCTGGAGAGTCAGCATATCTATTAGCTGCAATAGCAGATGTTGAAGAAGGTCCATAAGCAATTACATTAGATCCTCCATTATTCATGGCACCAGAATTAGTCCAACTAGTTCCATCCCATTTTTCTGTAATAGCCGAATATCCAGTTCCTCCTGGTGCAGGAATAGGGGCTGGACTACTAGGTGGTTGATAGCCACCATAAAATACTGCATCTGTTACAGTTCCAGCTCCTGCGCCAGAGTTCATACCAGTATTTCTACTAGTTGTAGAAGACCATGCAGCCGCTGCAGTAACACCTCTTAGTTTAGCAGCATTAGTAGTAGAGTTATACCAAATCTGACCTGTTGCTACGTTAGCAGGATCAGATGAAATATACTGTATCTTTTGTCCAAATATGTCGTAATAAGTTGCCACTTATTATTCCTCCAATGTTATATTCTCTGGTCTAGGTGTATACAGTGGATGACCAGATTTTTTTCTGTCGTCATCTTCAGGTATAGCATCCCAATCAGATTGTGCTTGAGTAACTTCTGCATCAACAATTGCTTGTGCTTCAGATAAAGTTTTGTGAGTGCCAGCCACTCCAGCTACCCATCTGTTAGCATCTTGATTGTGAGCAGGTACTCTAAACACATTACCAGGAAAACTTAAAATATGAAGTTTTCTAGAATCATCATGCGTAATAAAACCTTTACCCCAGTTTTCTGCTACGCAATATTGATATGTTTTATGTGCCATAGTTTATCCTCCTTAATTTTTAACCCGTTGTAATAGTTTGTGTTTCTCGTATACCGCTTCCAGTCCATTCAAAAACACTAGCAGATATTGCTGTTGAACTGTGTCCACCTGAAACTAAACCTGCAGCGCCCGTTCCTCCATCACCATTTGCTGGATCTCTATGTGCTGTGGGTATGGCAGTTGAAGAACTAAACGAAGTTCCATCCCATTCTTCAGTGGTAGTTATAGGATTAACTGTTGCTGTTTCTCCACAAGTTATAAATCCTGGAGAAGTTGATGTAGCCATTGCTCCACCAGTGCCTCTTCTACCATCACCACTTATAGAAGTACCTGATGTCCAATTAGTTCCATCATAAACTACTGATGTTGTTTTATTTCCGGGACCTCCAGCAACACAATACATGTCAGTTTGAAGATCAGCACCGGATGTTCCGTTTCCTTGATCACCAGGCATGTTTGTTACACTCGTCCAAGCTGTTCCATTATATTCTTCGGTGTCATCATAAGCAGTTCCAGGGCCAGTTCCTCCAGCAATTACTCCTGCTGTTAGTGTTCCTCCACTAAAAGCACCATAACGTGCAGTATTTTGAGCTCCTCCAGATGTCCAATTAGTTCCATCCCAATGCTCTGTTGCTGTAGAAGCAGTAATAGGGTGACCAATAGCTGTAGAAGCTAAAACAGCTGAAGTTTGAATACCAAACATAGCTGCACTTCTTCTAGCTGTTCCTAAATTATTTACTGCAGTCCAAGAAGAACCATCATATGTATACGTATTGTTATTGTCATAACTACCGGGTGCTTGACCTCCAGCTAACACAGCCGCAGTTTGAAGTCCTGCTTGTCCTGCGTTTTGTCTTGCTGCTGGTATTGATCCACCAGTTGCCCAACTTGCTGAACCAGTAACTGCTTCTAATTTAAAATTATTTGCAGAGGTGTCATACCAAATTTGACCTTCAATTGTTCCTGTGTTTGAGGAAAGCTGTTTGACAGCCTCTCCAACAAGCTCTCTATATTCAGCCATTATTTAACCTTTAACAGCCAACCTTGTGTGCTATCTACATAAACTAAAGTATTTGCTGCTCTTTCTGTTGATACTACTAATGGATCAGTTGACCCATGAATTTTTTCTGAACCGTTTTGATCGATTGTTAAATTGTTTGTATCAAATGTTCCTGCATAGTCTATGAATGATACTTCATCACCAATACTACCTGCAGGTAAATCCATTTCTATTGCACCACCTGTGGTATTTATAAAATAACCTTCACCAGCTACTGCTGTAAATGTAGAAGTTTTTACTGCTTGCCATGAAGTTCCACCTGATACTTCTGCAAAAGATAATTGACCAACACCTGTTGCGCCAGATCCTGATACTGAATCTACTTTTAAAAATCTATCTGCTGTAACATTTCCAGTAGGAAATTTAAGTGTATAGCTCTGTCCTGCAGAATGTGCAGGTGACTGTAAAATAATTCCGTGACTATTAGATTCACAGTTTAATTGAATTGCACCTGGGTTTGTTGCGCCCATTACTTCAATATTACCAGTTCCTTTTGGTCTTAGTTTTAAATCTACGTTTGAATCATCTCCAACTGCACCAATTTGTGGAGCGTTACCTGTTGCAGCATTTGTTACATCAACATGGTTTACTGCTGATGATGTTGTTTCAAAAATTAATTGTTCATTTGCATTTTCATCTCTGACACCATGAGCATCATCAAAATCGATCATGAAAGAATTAGTATCTAGGTTACCACCTAATTGTGGTGATGTATCGTCTACAACATCTCCACCTGTTTGAATTTGTATAACGTCTGGGTTAGTTCCATCGTTCGCTGCTGCAAATACTATTGCAGTACCTTTGTTTGTTGCTGAAAAAGTAAAAGTTCCACCAGATCCTGATGCATATTTAAATTGAACTGTATAAGCTCCTGAAGTTGAATTTCTTAAAATATAAAAAGTTTGAACATCTAATGGTATTGTTACAATTTGGTTTCCAGTGATTGTCCCTGTAAAGTCAATCATTCTGTGACCTGCTACATCACCAGTTCCAGAATCAGAGATAGTTAAAGCTGTAGTTTGCGCACCACCAGCAATTGATTGTGTTGTAAAACCACCAGCTATTTGTTCAATGAGTTGTAAATTTACGTTTGTTTTATTACCCCAAGTTCCAGCGTTTTCACCGGTTGCTTGAAGTTCTATCCCTAACGGGGTAAATGTTGATGCCATAATTTATCTCCTATGCAGCGTCACTATAACTTGTATTTGATCCAGTTGCAACATCTGAATAAGTGTCATTCGAGCCTGTTGAAACATTGTTATATGACGTATTTGAACCAGTGTCAACATCTCCATAAGCAAATATATTTACTCCACCGATACTAAATGTTGCTGATTGACCAGTTAATCCAACCTGCATATCAGCTATAGATATAGAGCCAATACTAGCACTAAATGATTGACCAGATATTCCCAAAGTCATATCATTAGGATCTAATACTCCCACACTAGTTGTTGCGGACAATCCTGTAGGTTGAGCAACAGCTCCACCAAGACCGACAATTGAACCTAATTGAGATTCAAACTGTTGACCAGATAATACTACTGCATTATTTGGTGCAACTGCTGTTCCAAGAGATGCAGACATTGAGAATCCTGTAACATCAACTTGGTTACTAGAAGATCCAGTTGCAGTTCCTTGACTTGCAGTAAATGAAAGCCCAGATGGTTGAACAGTATCGTTTGGTGCAATTGCAGTTCCTTGACTTAAAGTTGTTTCTTGACCAGTTAAACCAACAGCCATATCAGCAACTGTTACAACTCCCAATGCAAAAGATGCGGATACACCTGATATCGATACATTAGCATCTGACTCAACTGCTAATGATCCAACACTAAATGATGCGGATACACCTGATGGTTCTACAACTGCAGAGCCTATTGCTGATAAAGAACCTACGTTAGATGAAAACTCTATACCACTAATGTCAAAATTTGGACTTAAACCAATTGTAATTGCAAACTCGCCCCAAGAACCTTGACCATAAGTATTATTGCCCCAGCCTTCTATACCCATGCTGGAAGTTACTTCTTGACCTGTCAATGAAACAGTTACATCGTTAAGATCTCCCCAAGACTGTTCATTCCAAGTCTTAGCTCCCCAACCTGCTGCAAACTTTTGATTTTCATTCCAATTAGCTTGGCCCCAGGTAAACCTGCCCCATCCTGAAGATACCGACATGGTCGGCCTCCTATGCTAATCTAATGATTGCGCTACTTGAATCTGCTGTTGGAAACTCAATTTTAAAAGTTCCATTACTAGCTGTCTTGTCACCACCAAATGCAATTATACAAACAGCATCAGTTGTTCCTGAACCACCATTTGTTGTTGTGTTATAAATCATTGCACCATTTGCAGTAAAAGAAGCAGATGAATAAGTTACATCTGAAAAATCTGTAAAAGCTGTAGTACTAGTTAATGATACACCAGAGTTTGTAAGAGTTGCTCCACCTGCAGAGTATGCGGAGCCTGAAGTATTTGTAACTTCTTCTGATGTTGAATAGTCTGTTGTAGAAGCCCCTAAGTTCGCATCACTATCAAATAAAGCAAGTTTAAAAGTGTGTCCACCTGAAGATTCAAAACTGTGTTTACCTTGTAAAAGTTCTTGTTTAAAACTTGAACATATTGCTGATGTTATTGCCATAATTTATCTCCTACGGGTTTGCTGAGTTTACTGGAATACGAACAGCACCATCTGTGTAGTCATCTCTTCGTCTTCTGCCAACTTGTTCATTAGCAAACTTCTGTACTTCTTGTTTATATTTATTTTCATAAAG